CCCGGAGGCCCACCAGGTGCTTTGTGCATCCCTCAATTCATGAGGTGCCCTCACGTAAGTGAGAGCCGTTGTCCAGGAGCGTTATGGGTTATCGCAAACGCGTCAAAACTTCTCTTGCCCTTAAGTCGGATTATTTATCGACTAATGGGTCTTGGAATATTGGCGGATCTGCTGTCCTGACGAACAATGCGACTTCAGTTGATGAGTCGCATAATGTTAGCCTGATCGGCAGTGGGAATGTTGGTGGCAACTTTGACGTTGTCTCCACTACCTACTTTCCGAATCCTGCTAACACTACGTTTGTCCGGCAGTGGGGTGGGCGGGGTACTTACTATGGACAGGTTGTCCCGACCGGTTTGCTTTATGCAAACTTTGATCAGGTGTCTGTCCACTCCCCTTCCGAAGCTGAACTGCTTGGCCTTGGTGCCACTGCAGTTGCTCGGAGTATGCCCACCAACCCTGTCGCAGGTCTCTCCACTATGGTGGGAGAGTTGCGATCTGATGGCCTACCAAGGCTACCATCACTTGAACTCATCAAAGAGAAGTCTCGCTATCTGAAATCTTCAGGTGGCGAGTATCTTAATGTTGAGTTTGGGTGGCTTCCTCTGGTATCTGATCTTAAATCTCTTGCTTATTCTGTAAAGAATTCGCACGAGATTCTGAAAAACTATCGAAAAGGTAGTGATCAGAAGATCAGACGTCGGTACGTGTTCCCGTCTGAGACTAAGTCTCAGTCGTTGTTTGCAGGTGTTGGTCAGGTTACGGGCGAAGCCCTGATCTGGCCTACTACCGATGCAAACAACTTTCAATACGGGTACTCAGGGAGACATGTTCGAACCGTGGAATCTTCCACGTGGTTTAGTGGTGCCTTTCGGTACCACATTCCTGGAGGGGATGATCTCCTCTCCAAGTCCGAACGATGGGTCCAAGAAGCTGATAAGCTTCTTGGACTTGAGCTCACACCGGAAACGGTGTGGAATCTCACTCCTTGGTCCTGGGCCCTGGACTGGTTTTCCAACACTGGTGACGTTATTCATAACATCAGCAGGTTGGGCCACGACGGGTTGGTGATGGAGTACGGTTATGTGATGTCTTCGTTGATTCAAACTGACGAAGTATCATGTATTCAGAGTAACGGTCTTTCTTGTTCTCTGAAAACCGTTTCCAAGACGCTTCGGCGTCGAGGAGCATCACCATACGGCTTTGGGGTGTCACTTGGTGGGCTTAGTGCCCAGCAAGATGCCATCCTTGTTGCCCTTGGCCTAAGCCATGGGCTCCGCTAGCTCCGGCTAGTAACCTGCATGAAAAGTTCATGCGGGGTCACCTCTGTCCCATCTGGGACACAACCGAGAGAGTAATGCCGTGGCATTTTCTGATCCTCAGTCCGTTACAATCAACGCAGTCGCGCAGACCCTTCCTAGGATCAGCGTGGACACGAACTCATCCCTCTATCAGAAGGATGACGGAACTGTCAAGCTGACCGCTTCGCACCAGTATGGTAAGCGTAAGCGGTCGCTGCTGCGTCTTGATTTCCAGAAGACGGCTCCTGATCCTTTGATCAGTAGCCAGAGTATCATCTACTCGATGTCTGTGAATCTGACCGTCGACCGTCCCCTTACGGGGTTCACGGTCGCCGAGCAGAAGCAGATTGTCGATGCGATGTCTGCCTATCTTACGGCGTCTTCTGGTGCCAACACCACCAAGTTCCTTGGTGGGGAGAACTAAGGGGAAGTCCCTGTGGAAGGTCTTAGACAAGGTCCTTGTCTTGACCGCCACTGGACTTCTTCTCGCTCTCCTGCCTTCCGCACCGCTTGCAGATTCTTTGGGCAATGTAAATTGCACCGAGTATATGCAAAACGTGTAGGAAGCCGTGTGGTAATCGGACTGCCAGAACAAGCTGCGGCTCGGGAACTATACCTCTGTTAGGAGGACAGTTGAAAAGCCTCATGTTGCTCTGGTCGGTTCTCCTCAATGAATTTGGGGAGAGGTGTTGCACAAGCACCACTCTTGACCTACAAAAGGCCAAGAGGCGTGTCGAACATGAGGGGTTATCGTTTTTGACGATAACCCTACCTGCCTTCTGTAAAGACTTCGAAAAAAGTCTGGAAGAAGGGAAGGTCGATCGCGACCTCTTTACTGGTTTCCAGTTCAGAGGCGGTCTCCCCCTGTTTCTAGGAGGTTTCCTCGATCGTGTGTTCGACCGTGGTTCTGGTGTGTTGCTGCAGGACCCCGACATCGAATCCATCTTCGCGATTCGTCAGCTTACGCTGATTTTCTCGAAGATCTTGCTTCCATGCTCTCCTGAGCGTGAAGCAAGCGCGATTGCCGGTTACCTGCAGTGTGAGCAGGAGGTGAGAAGGGCTGATCAAGATACATCCGCTGAGGATCTTTTAGGTCTTCAGCGGATTTCAGCTCTCCTGTTCCGCGATGTATTTACCATTATGGACCAGATGGTCTATAATGGTGACATCACGGGCAAGCATGGTCCCGGTGCTACCGCAGACAAACTTAAGGGAAACCGAAAGTATGATCTGCGTGAGTGGCCGGCCCGCTTGGAGAAGACATTCCCCTTTTGGGAGAATGCTATTCCCAATGCTCGGTACCTTTATAGGTACGACCTTGTCTCACTCCTCGAACCTGGTCAAGAGCGGCCCGTGAAGGTCACTCTTGTACCTAAGACGCTGAAGACGCCACGAGTTATAGCCATTGAGCCCACCGCTGTGCAGTATATGCAGCAGGGGATCATGGAACAGCTCGTGAAGTTGCTGGAGTCCGATCAAACGGTTTCCAGCATGATCGGTTTCTCTGATCAAGTCCCTAACCAGGATCTTGCTAGAGAGGGGAGTTCTAACGGACTCCTCGCCACACTGGATCTCAGTGAGGCCTCCGATCGTGTCTCCAATCAGCATGTACGGGTAATGCTTCAACGTTTTCCGTCTTTCTTTGAGGCGGTGGACGCGACGCGTTCCCGGAAGGCTGATGTGTTTGGCAAGGTTATTCGACTTGCCAAATTCGCGTCGATGGGTTCTGCTCTGTGTTTTCCCTTTGAGGCAATGGTGTTTCTTACCATTATCTTCAAGGCGATTGAACGCAGGGACAACACCCAGATGACCCGGAAGAGAATTCGTTCTCTTCGGGGCCAGGTGCGCGTCTACGGTGACGATATTATCGTCCCCGTGGACTATGTGCCATCCGTGATCAGTGAACTCGAAAATTTTGGTTTTCGAGTGAACACTGGCAAGAGTTTCTGGAATGGGAAATTCCGGGAATCTTGTGGTAAGGAATACTACGACGGTCACGATGTTTCTATTGTGAAGTGTCGTAGACAGTTTCCTACCTCACGGACTGACGTTTCGGAGATGATTTCACTCGTTGCCATGAGAAACCTTCTGTATCTGAAGGGCTTGTGGCGTACGGCTGGATACCTGGATGAGATAGTTGGTCCTCTTCTCGGGAACCACTATCCCATGGTTAGCCCAGGTTTGACTGAATGGAATGAGGATTCCATTCTGTCGTCATCTCCTCTGCTCGGTAGAGTGACCTTTCTCGAGCCATTGGCCGAGAGGGTTCACCCAGACTTGCAAACCCCTTTGGTTAAGGGGTGGCAGGTCGTCCCGAAGCCACCAATCTCACCGATTAGTGGCGAGGGTGCCTTGCTTAAGAGTTTCCTTAAACGCGGCGATCAGCCATTCGCCGACAGGAGACATCTGGAACGTCAGGGACGTCCTCAGTCCGTCGACATCAAGCTGAGGTGGAAAACTCCGTATTAAT